GCTGGCGTGGTCAACAGCGATCAGGCCGAAGCTGTCGGCCGCGTGGCTCGCCCAGTCGTGGTTCGGCCCGAGGCCAATGCCGCGTTCCTCGTCCCGCTTTTCGTGATACCAGCCCAGCGCGTCGCGCCCGGCACCGGTGGTGGCTTCGTTGAACCAGATGCTCGGGAACAGCCGGCGGGCCGCTTCGATACGCCGCGAGGCCGCGCCGGCGCCCATGTTTGGGATGACGACGACCGTGTAGCCCATGTCCTCGAAGGCGCTGCGGTAGGACACCGCATACACCTTGTCCTGCTGCGCGCCGTCATGCGGGAGGACGATCGTCGTCCGTTCCGGCGTGTACCCCTTCGAGCGCAGCCAGGCGGCGTGTGCCGCCATCGGCTGCCCGACCGCCTCGTAGTAGTCGACGATCCGGACCTGCTGCCCGACGAACTGGTCGACCCACATCGTGAAGGCGTCGGCCTTGGCGCCGGTGCCACCGATGTCGCAGTGCACGCGCAGCGTTAGCAGCGGATCGGCCGCCACGGCACTAATACGGCCCTCCTGCTTCGCCTTCGTCAGGTCGGTGGCGTAGTAGGCGCCCGTGATTGCCGTGGCAAACGCGCCCTCCCACACATGCGGGTAATCCGCCAGTGGATCGGCGAGGTCGCGCTGTCGGTCACGTTCGAGCTTGGCCGGAAATCGTGGGTTGTCGCGCCAGTTGAGCTCGACGACCTTCACCAGCGGATCGGTCGATTGCCGAAACCGCCGCTCCACCGCCGCGCTCTTGCGCTTCGGGTTCCACGTCACCCACAACTCGGCGTTCCAGCCCTCGCCTTCCTCGCGCAGCGTCGGGATCAGGATCGACCACGCGCTGTCGGTTACCGGCTCGGCCTCATCGACCCAGCACAGCAGGATGCGGCCCTTCGACTTGATCGACTCGATGCTGCGGTCAAGGCCGGCGAACGAGAACCACACGCGCCGGTCGCGGCTGCGGATGAACTTTTCGCCGACCTCGTAGTACTCGGCGAGGAACGGCTCGTCCTCGATCGCCCGCTTCACTTCCTCGAGCGACGAATCGTCGAGCGAGTTCATGAACTGCCGCGCGCAGAGAATCTGCCCCGACACGCCTGCCTTGCCGTACATCAGTCCGCGCACCGCCGCCATCTTGGCGAAGCTGCGCGTCTTGGCTGACCCTCGGCCGCCGTAGGCGCCGCGAACGTCCGCCGGCCCCTCGAAGATCGGGATCAGCTTGTCGGGGATCTCAACCTGCGCTGTTGCCACGCATCGGCACCAGTTCGATCCGCGTCACCGCTTCCATCGGATCGCCGTCCGGACCGCTCAGCTCCACCGCCTGCGCCGGCTTGCCGTCAAAGCGGTTGGCGAGCTCCTGGATGGCCCACGGCTCGCCTTGCTCAGCCTTCTCGCAGACGACCTGCGCCACCTTGTCGAGCGTGCCTCGCTGCACGCATTGCTTCCGCAGGGCGTCAAACCACTCTTTGCCCTTGCGCGCGTTCCGGTTCCCGATGGGCGCGGCCATTGTCTTAACCTCTAACGTTTTGTTTCGTCGCCGAATTTCGGGCAAGTTCGCCCATCGGCGGCTTCGGCCGACTAGCCGATGATCTTTCCGTTCTTGAGCGCCGTGATCAGCGCGTTGTAGTTCGCCACCAGCTGCGAGAGGGTGGTGGCCGACGAGGTGCTGACGGCTGCCGCCATGGGTGTATACCGCTTGCCGCCGGCAGTGACGTCGACCTTGGCGCTGACCGCGTTCCCTGCGCTCGGGACGCGAACGTGCGCGTCGTTGTTGCCGAGGACGGCGGCGAGGTTGGCCTTTACCCGGTTCGCGGAGTCGCCGAAGTGGAAATCGACCAGGCGATCTGTCGCGGACAGCGCCGTGTTCGTGTACCCGTCCGTATTGGTGTTCGTCGGGCTGCCGTTGTATTCGCCGTAGATGCCGTTGAGTGAAATGTCCGTCCCGCTTTCGATGAACCAGCCCTGCTCGCTGTTGTAGCTGGCCTGCCCGCCGCTCACGACGGTGCCGTAGGTGGCGCCGCCGTCCGTGTAATGGTGGAAGCCCTTTTTCTTGTTCTTGTCGAACTGACAGGTGAAGAAGTTCCAGCAGTTCGCACCGAAGCGCACTTGGAAGCCATCGCCTGCCGTGCTTTCGGCAAACCGGCAGTTGCGCAGCTCGGGGAAGAAGATCGAACCGCCCACCGTGCCATCGACAGAGTCGGCCCGGCCGCAGAAGTCGCGGAAGCCTTTGACGACGACATTCGTCCAATACGGCTTGCGCTTGAAGACGACGCCGCCTTTGCCGCTCGCCTGGCCCGCGCCCTTGTACTCGAGCGTGAAGCCGCTCGCGACGATGCGGTTTGCCGAACCCAGCCCCGACGAGCCCGTAACGACCATACCGTTGCCGGTCGTCGTGTAGCTGCGCAGGAATACCTTGTTCGGCCCGTCGCCGACGATCTCGACTTCGGCGTTGTAGGGGATTTCGTTGGCAAAACGGTATGTCCCGGCGCGCAGTCGGAAGCGCACACCCGCGGCCATGGCATTCGCCCAGGCGGTGTCGCAGTTGCTTACGCCCGTGGCGTCGGCGCCGTAGGTGCCGTCGAATGTCGGATCGCCACCCGAGCCCGCAGGACCGGTGTCGCCCTTATCACCCTTCGGGCCTTGCGGACCTGTTGCGCCTGTTGCCCCGGCCGGGCCTGTTGCGCCGGTAGCGCCAGCCGGGCCCGCGGGGCCGGTCGCGCCGGTGGCGCCTGTCGCACCGGCTGGGCCCGCCGGACCTGCCGGACCCTGTGGTCCGGTCGGCCCTTGTGGGCCTTGCAGCTGGCCGGCATCGAACCATGCCGATCCGCCAGCGGGCCAGATCCAGAAGTGGCCCGTGTCGTCGGCGAGATAGCCTTGGCCGGCCGTGCCGCTCACCGGCAAGTCACCGGACGTGGCGACATGCCCTGTGATCGTGAAGCTGGTGCCGTCTGCACCGGCGGGACCGGTCGGACCTTGCGGGCCGGTGGGGCCGGCTGGGCCTTGCGGTCCCGTTGCCCCAGCGAGACTCGCCTTGGCGTACGGCAGATCGTTCCAGTGCGTGACGCCGTCACCGGTCTTGAGCTTGAAGCGCGCCGGTGACGTTGAAACGATCTCGACGCCCGGCTCACCGTCCGCAAGGATCGGATTGACGCTCGCCCAGTTGGCGGTCGTGTCGCTGCGCAGGTAGTAGGGCTGGCTCATGCGCCACCCCCGTCGAGCACGCCACTCCCACTACCGCCACCGCCAACCACAACCGCTGTCGCCTCAAGCGACGACGGGCCCGAGGTGTTGCTGCCCGCGAACGTCGCATCCGCCGTGACGGTCAGCACGAACAGCTGCACGAAGCGCGTTCCGCTATCGGTGCCGCCGACGCAGCGCAACATCGCGGCGCCTGGCGAGGCGGCAGTGAGCGTGATCTGGGAGGTGTTGCCGTCGATGACCGCATCCGCCATCGCCGCGACCGATGGACTGTCCGTCGACCAGTCCGCGCTCGAGAGCGCCGCCACGGCACCGAGAATGGCCGTGAAGTCCACCGCCACAGGGCACGTCTCGCCAGCGAACAACTCGAGCGCATGCACGCGATCGCGATTGGTCGCGCTCGCCTTGGCGGTCGTGCTGCGGCTCATCGCAGGTAGCCACCGAGCCCAAAGTTGTAGCCGCCACCGAAGCCTGCGAGGCGGTTCTGCGGCATCTGCTGTTGCGGCGCGTCATAGCCGCCAGTGCGCACCATCGGCATCTGCTGCGGAGGCAGGCCACCGCCGGACAGGATGTTCGGCGGCACGATGCCGGTATTGCCCTGCTGCATCGGGGGCAGTCCGCCGCCCGTGCGCATCGGCATCGACTGGGGCGGAAGCCCACCGCCAAGCATCGGGTGCCGGAACGCGAACGGCTGCATGAAGCCCATGGCGTTTTCGCTGCCGGCCATGCTGGGGCCGTAGGCGTTGGGGAATCCGTACATCATTGCCACCACCCTCGTTCGATGCCGGTCTCGTCGACCAGCCGGTAAATTCCAATCACTAAGCACGACAGCGCGAAGCCCGTCAGGGCCACGCCGGTTGCGAAGAGGACGATCACCGGATCACGCCTTTGTCGCGCATGTCCTTCATGCACATCGCTGTCTCGACACGCTGGCCTAGCAGCTCGCCGGCGTATTCCTGCAGCGCGAAGGCGTACAGCTGCCAGAGCGGCACGGACTTCTCATCCAGCGCCGGCTCAGTCGGCACCGCCACCCGCGGAGGTGCCGAGGCTTCGCAGTCGACCTTCGGCGGCGCGTAGGCGACCTCCGCCGTCCTGCAGCTCGCGAGTGAGGCGAGGATCGGGGCCAGGGCACACAGCAGGCACAGGCGGACGAGGCTCACGGGCAATGCCCTCCACGCGCGCGGCGCGTTGGTTGTGATCGGCGAGACGGGTGTCGGCACTCTTGCGCGCTTCTGCGGTTGCGGCGTCCGACTGCGTGTCGCGCTTTATTGCCTGCTGGTGCGCTACCTGCTGCGTGCGCGCTGTCTCTCGCGCTTGGTCGGCCACCGCAGCGGCACGACCTTCGGCAATGCAATGGGTAGTCCACCAGCGAAAGGAGCACGCGACGATGCCTGCGAGTAGCAGGTAGCGGCCGCGCTCCGTCAGAAGTAGGAATCGAAAAATAGGCCCGGACACCGCCGGGAATGCGATCGCGAGAGCAGCAGTGCCCACACCAGCCAGCGACAGCCAGTGGGCGAGCAGCCAAGCGAGCATGTCAGTCGGTGCCGCCGGCCTTTACCGGCTCATCCTCGAACGGGGGCGGCTCCATGCCGGCTTTCCGCATGATGGTCTCGAGCTGCCAGATATGCCGCCACGCCGCGCGCAGCTGCGTATTGAGCCGGCTGACATCGGCTTCAAGCAGGTTGAGACGATCGGTCAGGCGCTTGTACAGCGCGCCCTCGGCGTCCGCGACGGCAATCGCCGCTCCCGATGCCGCGCCCTCAGCCTTTGCAGCGGAGACCGCTGCGTCGAGCTTCGCCTGGTTGGGTTTGCGGGTTCGAAGCCACGTCGCCAGCCCCACCACCGCCGGGCCGACGACAGCCCAAATCGCAACCCAGTCGATCGCCATCACTTGTCTCCATAGACAGCGTCGACGGCCTGCTCCCAGCAAGGCCCCCACCGCTCGATACGCGGCCGGCCCGGACGCCAGTTCCGCAGGTAGTAGCTCCACCCCGCAGACTCGGTGGTCGGCAGCGGGGCTTTGTCGGTCCACAACAGCAGCCGCGCGAAGGCGCACGCCAAGATGTCGTTGTGCGACAGGGCCCGTTGCACGAGCACGCTGTCGACGGGGTAATGCAGCGCCCGGCAGACCTCGGCGGCCTTCGCTGACGACTGCGGGTGGTGCAGCACACCTTTCACACCGCCGACTTCGAACTGCCACCAGCCGCGCGCCGGACCGCCGACTTGCTCGCGGTTGCGCAAGCCAGATTCCTGCAGCGCGATCGCGACCAGCAGCGTCTCGGCTTGCGGGCTGGCGTACTTCGCGCACAACAGTTCGAACGTCGGTCCGATCACCACGTCGATGAGCGTGGCCGGGGTCATGGCTATTGCTTCGTCCGATGGAGAGGTTGCACGGTCGCCGCGCGGGGCGCTTCCTCGACGTTGCGCCACTTGCGGGTGTCGCGATCCAGCACGAACAGCGCACCATCGCGAACGATGGCTGCCAGGCCGTTCGTCACTTCAAAGAACTCCCACGGGTCGGCAATCAGCACTTCGCCATCCATGACGCGCTCGGGGACAGGCTCATAGCCTTCATCCTCCGGCTCGTCCTCGGCGCTCATGTGAGGTGACTCCAATCGCGCTCGGGATACCGCTTGCGCAGATAATCCGGGAGCAATTCGCCCGTGTAGCGTTTGCACAGGTAGCGCATCCGAAGAAAAATCGGATCGCAGTCGCCGTCCTGCACGTCGTTCAGCACCACCGTCCCGCGCCACTCGTTCACGGCTTGCGGGCCGCGGTAGGACTCGCGCCCCAGGTAGCAGCTGCCGGCGACGATGCCGTGCAGCGTCTTGCCATTCGGCAGCGGACGATCGCTGTATCGCTTGCCCTGCTCATGCCCCTGCACGAACGAGAATCCGAGCTTGTTGAGCCGGTTGTCGATCGTTCCGCCAATCGGCTTGTCGCTGTGCGACGACTGCCAGAAGTGGGCGTAGTGCACGCCGTCGATCTCGACAGGCTGCAGGAAGCGGTGCCGCTCGAACCCGAACGCCTCGACCTGGCACAGGTGCGTGCCGACAACGCCTTCGAACCGGGCGTCATCGCTCGCGAACCGCGCCGCGCGGTGTTCGTGGTTGCCTTCGCAGAACACCAGGCGCGGATTCCAGCGCACGGTGCGGCGCCGCTTGCGCCGCTCGATCTCCTTGAAGATCGGAGCCGTGAGCCGGTGCAGTGCCGCCTCACCGGCCTCAAGGTCCGCCAGCAGCCGGGCGCCTTCCTTCTCCGTGCCGCCGGCCGGGCTGTACTTCGACAAGCTCGGCAGATCCCAGAAGTCGCCGATCACCACCACCACGTCCGGCAGGCGCCGCACGATGTCGGCGGCGATCCAGTCGAGGTGGTCGGTCACGTCGCCCGGGCGCACCTGCACGTCCGGGATGACGTAGTGCCGCCGCGGTCGCATGTCAGTCGCCCGTATTCTGTGCAGGCAGGTTGAGCGGCGGAACTGGCAGAAACAGGCGATGCAGCCGGCCGAACACGTCGTCGAGGTTGGTGTACACCTCGCGCCGCTCGGTCATTTCTGACCGGTCTCGCGTCCAAAAGACGAGGATCCAGCCATTGTCGACCCGCTCAATGCTGGCCTTTCGGTCTGCAGGAGACATGGGTCGACTCGAATAAAGGGGCGGCCTGCCGGGGGAGGCGACAGGCCGCCAGGGGTGCCGGGGCGGGAGAGAGTCGCCGCGGCTGTTCCGACGAGGGCCGGAAACGAAGAGCCCCGCCATCGCTGGCAGGGCTACATGGTCAGCAAGACCACCTTGCGCGATTTTTCACTGTTCCCGTCTAGACGCAAGCACTTCATGCAACCGCCTTGACGAGCGCGCCCGCGACGAACGCCTTCGCCTGCGCCAGGAAGTCGTAGTAGCCGGCCCGGCTCGTCTGGATTCCGATCTGCCGCAGGTTGCGGAGACGCACGTCCATTGGGAGATTCGGCAGGAAGTAATCGCAGCGCAGCACGCGCCCCTGCTTGAACCAGCCGTCGGCTTCCATTCGGTTCACGACCTGCTCGACCTCGTCGGCTGCCGATCGGATCGGAACAGGGATGAAGCCGCGCGAATCGGGGACGAAGCCGCGGTGCTCTACCAGCGTTTGCAGCATGTTCCGGCTGTGGTAGCCGATGTTTTCGTAGCGGCCTCCGCCGTATTCCTCGGCCCATCCCTTGAGCCGTCGATCGAGTTCCGCCCTGTCCATCCCCTACCCCCTTGGGTTATGCCGCTTCGATTCGAATCTCAAGCCGTGGCCGCGCACGGTCGATGCCGCCGTGCTCGACCAGAAGCCGCACGATCTGTGAGTCGTCCTCGAACACCCGCGCAGCTGCCAGCGCGTCGAGGCTTGCTTTGAGCAGGTTGTCGAGGTCGCGTCGTCGTGCATCCGGCATGTGCGCAACGATCGACACATGACACTTGCGCCGGCCCAGTCCGTTGACCTGCGACAACGTGACCGCCAGCACCGCCGCCTTGCGGTATTCCCTACCCGCTTCCGACAACAGCGTCCGGCCCTTCCAATGCCGCCAATAGCGGTTCGTGCTCGGCGGGAATGGAAGAGTCAGAATCAACGCCGCTTCCCTTGGTCGTGACCTGCTTGCCACGCTTCCGCGAGTAGCCGGTCTTTCTCGGTCAGACCGTTGCGGTACGGGTTGCGCTCGGGCTTGTGCCCTGCCCGTCGTGCCTGTTCGCCGAGGTCGATGGCGCGTGCATACTCCTGCGCGGTCGGCCGACTCATGAGCGCGCCTCCACTTCGTCGCGAATCTGGTCGGCGAGTTCGTCCGGGTCCGTCTTGTACGTGCACGTCATCAGCCACTCGGTCGGCGGCACGTTGTGCAGATGGTCGACGACGATGCGCCCGGCCGGATCCATCGCGACGCCGTACACCAGCGGCTTTCTGTGGCGCCCGTAGCGCCGGTGCAGGGCGATGTTCTCGATGGCCGACTCGGCAAGCTGCGTCGGCGTCTGCCGCTGCGTGCTGCCGGCCACGAACGGGAGGGAAACGTTGCCGTTGCTCATGCCAGCACCGAAGCGACCACAGCCGCCACGAACCCGAGCGCGAACGCTCCGATGCCAATCCACCATAGCGATGATGGCTTCTGCGACAACGCATCGGCCACCGCCTGCTCGTGATGCTCTTCCCACCATGCGAGGCGCGCAGCCTGTTCCTCGATCTTCGCCGCCGCGCTCGCCAGCCACAGCATCAGCGCATGTTTCGTCGACGGCTTGATCTGCGCCGTGAGGTGCGTGCGCCGCTTCGTTGTCTC